CCATAAGCATGGGCGGTAGTCATAATATTGAAATATCTTCAAGTATTATACCTGAAAATACTGGACTTAACAAACTTATGAGATTTCACTACAATAGGTTTGTTAACCATAAAGGTTGGGCTTAGCTAGCTTTAAAGAGTTTTTCTAAGTTCTTCTTAGTTTCCTCTACGGTTCCTAAGTAACCCATTTTTCTATTCAACTCTGATTGATTAGGTTTATCAACTTTGGAAATATAATCTTCATAATACATAATCATTTCTATATCACACGACTCGGACATAGTTAATACATCAGATAAATTAATAACAAACATATCCTGAGTAGTTGTCTTCAACCAGGGTTCCATTTTATATCCAGCAGGTTTCCCTCTGAACTTGATCTCTTCTACTATAATTGGATTTGACAGAACTAACATTGTCCTATCATCTTCTTCGCTTGCACATACCTTAGTAAAGATTTCTTCTCCTGAGTGTTTTAGCTTAATTGATGCATAGAATTCTTCTTCCATAGATTACTCCTTGATATCGATTGTTGATATTTCATAGTTAAATTGTTCTTGATTGTAAATCTTAACGCGTTCAATGAAATGGTTCAGTGTATAGTTCTTACGACTATTAAGTGTAGTGTCGTCAGCAATATCGTATAGTTTTGCTTTCACCTTATCTTTGCCTTTACGGAGGACTCTACCAATAGATTGTAGGTTTCTAATCCTACTTTTTGATGGAGAGGCAAATATTACATTATGTAGGTTTTTGATATTAATACCAGTACTGAATGTTCCATATGAAGCTACAATGATGGCATCACTCTCTTCTTCAGTGATACGCCTAACTTCTTCTCTATCTTCAGCATCTACACCACCATGAATAAAGAAGACTTTCCTATCTTCCTTCACTCTCTTATTTATCTCTTCATATAGAATAGCACCATGAGCCTCCACTCTTGCGTAAAGAATAAGAGTATTACCCTTCAGGTCTAGAGCTAGGTTTCTAATAAACTTATTCCTTGTAGGATGACCAATCAAGAATTGGATCTCATCCTCAAACACATCAAATTTTTGTGGTTTATACTTCAGAACGATACACTGAATATCTAGAGTTGCTAGATGTCCTTCATCAATAAGTTTTTTAGTTCCTGTTACTTTGTATGATGGTCCAAACAATCCCTCTAACACCCACTTATGGGTCTGTGTTCCATCTAAAGTTCCTGTGAAACCATATCTATACTTGGCATGATGTAACTTATCCATAATACCTACAAGAGACTTACTCTTAAAGAGATGAGCCTCATCACCAATCACAACATCATACTCCTCAAAAAAGGCACGATCTAATTGATAGACAGATTGCCAAGTGGTGATAGTAACCTCATTAGTATTAACTCTCTCACGACCTGCATAGATCCTATGACAATGGTTCTGAGCATCCCAACCATATGATTCAAAGTCCTTATACATCTGTTCTACTAGTGATGTAGTAGGGACTACTAGTAGAACCTTTCTCTTAAGACCAACATGAAATCTTACTACAGAGTAAATCATGAATGACTTACCGGATGCAGTTGGTGAGATAAGAAGTTTCCTGTTATATCTCAGAGCATCATATACGGCATTAATCTGATAGTCTCTGGCTTTGATATCAGGACCAGTGATAGATGCCATATAATCTTTGACACCTTCTTTTGAAATCATTTCATTGACTTCAAAAGGTAATCCATAGAATTTATTATCTTTAAACTCATAGGTATAATTTGATTGCTCACAGAAGGTTACAATTTTATCAAGCAGACCAACATAGATCCTCTTTGTTCTCATATCGAACAAATGAATCTCTCCGTTCCAATGTCGTCTTCGATATTGAGGCATGAACTTTGCACCTTCTACCTCAAAGGTAAATCGGTCTCTTAGTTCATGTTCAACATGTGGTTCTGTATCAATCTTAAGGTAAACTTCATTTACCTTCTCGATTATCAAATGAGCCATTCATATAGGTTTCACCTATACATATTTATCAGGCACTTTCAAATCGATGTTCTAAAATAATTCTGTAGAAGTTATCTCTCATTTGAATGAGACCTTCTTGTTCATGAGGATCTCCACCAGGCCACCTCTCAATTGCTTGAGATAATCCTGTGTGAATGAGACGAATACCTTCTATGGGTAATTCTATGTGATAGTAACCGTCTGGGTCCATTAGCTTAATCCTGAACTAAACCTCATAAAGTCTATACTATTCTTAATCTGATATGTCCTGTTCGTTATCTGTTTGAGGATCTCTTCTATGAATCTCAACATTACTTCGTAGTATTCAATCTTTAACGAAACTCCTGAGAGTTTTGTATCTGCATCCAGATACTTTTGCATAGTTTCCTTATCTCTAATCTTCTTAGGAAACGGGTTATCAATGTATACCTCTGGGTCTGATTTACCGGAGAAGTACTCATAACGTTCATGTCTAATGTTTTTTCTCTGTTGTTCTGCCTTCTTTCGAAGTAACATCAGAGTATTGTATATGTCATAATATTTGGAATGTAGAACAGGTATATTAAGAGACTCAGTATGTAAATTATCTGGATCAATTTTAGAGTCTTCATTCCACATTCCTTGAAGGGTTTCAAGGTCGATCATACTAACAACAGATTACACCTTCTATATTGTATACAGTATACTTGAAATTGACCGTTGCTGTCAAGTATTGAACATCAGTAGATTGTGCATCAAACTGAAGTGTTGATAGTGAGTATGGAAATATATTTTCAAATTTAACTTTAAAATTTGGATTATCAGATGAGTTGTAGATAGCCAGTGTTCCATCAGAATACAGGTTCAACTCATTTTCATCTTGATAGTTTGAAGGATACTGTGATGGTGCTTTATCCTTTTGCCAACTGTATATCTCTTGAAGAGATTCTGGAAAACCAAGACCTCTAATCCAATTTTGAATCTCAAGGTAATTTTTAAGATCCTCATCAACCAAAAATGTAAGTGTAAGATCACCGAAAGTAATCTTATCACCCGCACGAGGAATGTCAGTTAGGTAGTTTGGTTGTATCGCAACACCCAGATCCAAACTAGGCACGTTAACTTGGTATCCAAAGAAGGATACTTTAGGTGCCCTGACAACAGAAAACTGAAATCCTGTTGGTGCCAGAAAGTTTCTATTCTCTATCTGTCTGTCAAAACTTGCATCTGGGGCTCTTGACTGAGTCATTCTTCTACAATAGATGCACCAGACCAACCACCATTCTTACCGTCATTATTGACCATCATATTGGTGGGTGTTGTGTTTGTTGACCAGGTTTTTCTCTCACTGTAGTCATCAGACCAGTGAGCATTACCATTAGATTTTTTGACGTAATAAACGGTTTTTGAACTATCAGCTGCTGATGTTCTTTTGATGTGAAATGCCATATTACTCCTCTAGAATAGGATCATAAGTTTATTATTAACTATTTATCAACAACCTTTGATTGAAGATGCTACTGAACCACCAATTGATGAACCCATATCTTGTCCCATCATAACAGCCCAACCTGATGCGAGCCATCCGACATAAGGAATACCAACTAAGAATGGTGTAGCAGCTGTACCTAAACTAGCTCCCACCAGTGCACCGTTTGACTCTCCTCCACCTTCCGCCTTGATGCACTCTTCGGACCTCGCATCGGACTTTCCCGACACATTCACTCCTTCACTAGGAGTTCCAGGAACATATTGATTACTTTTAGTTTTTGTTGTCCTACCACCAATACCAAACAAACCATTAGATGTATCTACATATGAGTCATTATCTAATACTGTAGGATCATGTCCTTTATAATCTACACTATAACTTCCATCAGGTTTCACGGTTACAGTGTATGATGAGTAATCTCCAACTGGTGGATAATTAATTTGTGCTGGTTGTATTGGTGTTCTTAAGTTATGTCCGATAATTGCACCAACATTAACAACTCCAACAAATATAGCCAAACCTACTATAATTTTCTTTCCCAATTGGTTATTTTTCATAGTAGTAATGTAAGTGTCCTATTTATAAAACGGCATAAAAAAGACCCCCGAGATGGGGGTCTGAAAGGACAAGTGGGACATCCAGCCCCACAACATCCACTCATATCACATGA